CGTTTTTGATCTCCCGCAGCGTCTTGCCCATCGGCACATTGACCAAGGCGCCACCGCCGAAAAGGTTGTCGGTCGTTAGGTTTGTTGAATCAGTCTCTGTCGGGTTAAAGAATCCAGGGCCAGAGTTGGTTGTCGATTCAATAGCCATGCCGATCTGCCCTGCCCGCTTACAGGCCAGCATCTCGTAGTCTAGAATCTCGTCACGATCCAGTAGCAGATTGATGCAGGATGCGAGCTTCGATAGTGACCGCACTTCGTCTGCCCTATCCCGCTCTGCCAACAGAATGAGATCAGCAGCCTGCACTTCTGTGAACGTGTCGCCGTTTATCCCAGTGCGAATGTAGTAGCTCAAAGGCCGCCCAAACTTGTTCATGCGAACGCCGTCGAAAATCTTGGCGTCGTCCTTCACATAAGACGGAGTTTCGCAGCGGTGCCCTTCCACCATCTGCAACATCGGCCAGCCGTCGCCGTTATCGGTTAAAAGAATGAATATCTCGTTATCACGCAACATCGTGCGGGTGGCCACTTGCTGCATCGCTTGGTAAGTAAGAATCCCGCGAACGTCACAAGAGCCTTCCCACATCGCCAGCCACTCCTCGGTCGCCTTGTTCCAGCCCTCGTCCTTTGTGCGTGCCTGGCATTTGATGCCGGCGCCGATCGCGTTCCGCGTCATCGTATCAATCGCCCCGCGAACGATAGCACTATTGTAACAAAGCCAGCGGGATAGTGCGGCGATCGATTGCCGAGATGCAGAGCTGACGTCCAGCTTTGTGTCGGCCAGTTGAGCGTCTACCCAGCGGCGTTTGCGTGGATCGTGCCGGGCGGCATTAACCATGCGCGACCAGCTCGAAATCACTTTGCCGACTATGTCCATTTTAGTAGGTGGTTTCCTTGAACCGTGGGTAAGTGACTAGGCTCTGGTCGCCCGTAAAGATTGCGGCCACTTCGGCATCATTCTTTCCTTGGATCAAACGCCAGCCGTCCAGAGCTGCTTTCGCCACCTCAACGGGAGTGATCCCGGCGGTGACTTGGTAGCTAAACGATTTGCCAGCCACGCTTGCGTTAATCATTGTCCGGCCTCCGTTTTGAAAAACGGTTGCTTGTCCAGCGGCAATAGACTCCAAGGCCAGCAGCAACGCGGTTGCGTTTTTGCTGCTCTGAATCCAAAGGGAAAAAAGGAGAGCACGATCCACGACTCCGTTCCCATCGTGTCAATCATACCTTCGCCTCCTGTGCCATCGCTGCTTCCGCTTGAATCACCTTCCCCCACACTGCAAATCCAGCGAGGTATGTTTCGCAGTCATACAAGTGGTCTTGTCTGCCTTTGACCCGAATCCACTCATAAACGTCCTTGCCGGTCTTGCGGTTAATCCGATGCGCCTTTCTATGGCTGGCCATGTGCTCGCGGTATTCTGGGCTGACGTCATGGGCCACTTCCCAGATCGGCCCCTGCCCTCTCCGCAACCAAGCCAGCAAATCTTGGCAAGCCGGCGAGCTGAGAAGGAGCAAGCGACAGCCTGCGTCCGTTGGCTGATCCGAGCTATGCACTGACTTCATCCGACCACCCTGCCCTTCGATGTAGAAAAACTGCCGCTCCTCTCCCTTGATTGCTACCCAGCCGTAACGTGCCGCGCACCTGTAAGTGTCCTGGGTTTCGTAACCTGAATCGATACAAGTGTGGATCGGTTTAACGCCTAACTCGGCCAGTGTTTGTGCGATGTCCTCAATCGTTCGCCGACGGCCTTCTTCGATAAGCCTGCTCGATCCGTCCCTTGCGAACGCACGTACCACAAACCAGAACTCGTCGATCTGCCTGTCGATTGCAGCCAGCTTAATGTGATCCGTTTCCCACTCCTGCTTTTTGGCAAAGGCTCCGGGCGGGATATTGTTTAGCTCGTTGTCGTCGAACTGATCTTCCCACGGCATCGCGCTCCACCCGTTCACCCAACCTTGCAACCCGTGCAAATAATGCTTTTCCGTCAAAAACTTTTTAGCGCAATCAGCGAACGTAATTGTCGGTGAGTACCAGCTCGGCAGGCGAAACGATCGACGGCCAACCTCCGAGCTTGCGTTTGCCGCCACCCACTTTCCCTGCTCGATCGATTGGCGGCGATTGCGCTCACTCCACGGTGCGTCGCAATTAGTGCAGTAGTAGGAGGCAGTTTCGGTCACCTTTCGCATGTCCCATTTACCATCCTCTGACCTTGCCGTTTCATCCCATCGGATCTGCCCAAACTCCATCGCCTGAAACTCTCCGCAAGCATGGCAAGGCACATGGAAAGTTTCCTGCGTCCCGGCTTGGTAATTGATCCAGATGTCGCCGGTGTTGAGCGTCGGGGTAGACGTCAGAACGTGCTTGCGTTGTGGGAACGCCTTTGTCCGTTCCAACGCCAGCGAGTAAGCGGCCGCATCCTTTTCGGATGGAGCTGCAAAAGAATCCAGCTCATCCAGCACAGCGATGCAGATCGGGCGTGAGGAAAGATTGGCCGGACTGTTACTGCCAACCAGAGAAAGCGTCATCGTTGCGAACTGCATCTCTAGAATCTTTAGGTCGTCCAGATCTTGCGGGAACAGTCGCTTCACCGGCTTGCACTTTTCAAAGATCGGAGTCAGTCGCGTCTCGCTATATGACCTAGCCAGATCCGCGTTTGGCATGACGAGCAGTGCAGGCGCTGGATCGTTTGCGATTCTGTACGCCAGCCAGATGGCCAGCGTCAGCGTTTTGCCTGTTTGCGATCCCCAGCAAAGCGTCACCGTGTGAACGCCCGGATCGGCCAGTGCTTCCAGCACGCCCCGCACGTAAGGCGTCCACGTCGTGTTATATAAACCCGGCCGAGCCGTTAGCCTGCTGTCCAGTTGGATGTTTCGCTCCGCCCACTCGATTACCCCTGGCGGCTTTTCGTAATGCCAGCGGATGCGTGCTCGCCGGCGTAGCTCCTCTTGAGCCTTGGTCACAGAGCTGCCTCAACCTGGCGCATGATCTGCCCGACTTCGTTCTCAACCTCTGCCTCTACTTCAACCGCTGGGCGATTGGCACATATCGGGGCCAACCGCTTCGCCATTCCTTTGAGTAGTGGCACAAGTGCGTTATCCCTTGCCGCCAGTACCTTGTCGGCTTCGTCCACCGGCACCATCGTGCCCTCTGCTTGGTCAATGTCTGGCCGGTCGCCCTTCATTCTGCGTAACGCCTCGACCAGCTTTGTGTAGTTACTGATCAGCTCCGAGCGGTCGGCCCGCGTGTCGTCCTTTGCCGATTCGCCTAGGCTCGCCGCCAGATCCTCAAGTCGCTGGATCTCCACGTCCAACCCGCCGCCCTTTGCCTTGACGAGCGGCTGCGCCTCGACCTTCTTGCGCTGAAGGTAGACGGTGGCGCGGGATTTACCCGTAGCCGCCATCGCCCTCTTAACGTCGTGATTAACTGGCCTACCCATAAGACACAACTATTGCGGGGCCACACTCAAGGAATTTACGGGAGTCGTTTCCACCGCGATGTTTCTACTCAAGGAGACTCCTAGTGTAGAAAAAAAATTTCTACTCAAGAGATTTTGGCGTGTCCTACTCAAGAGAAAAAGCCGCGCTCTACTCAAGAGAATCTGTGCCCGTCTACTCAAGAGAATTTGCACCATCATACTCAAGAGCCTTTGCCCGTCAGCTCAGTGTATTTCTTAGCGATCGGCTCTGCGTAGCGGATAAACTCTGTACGCATGTCGGATGTCCAAGCTTCAGGCTTAGATCGGTTTAGAAACCACTGACTGACCTTGATCAGCGGAAAGAAGAACGGTTTGCGTTCGCTTGGTACGGATGTCGTGATCGGATCGGGCAGCATCTCTGTCCATAGCATGATCTGACGCAAGGCGGCTGGGTCACCGTCTTGCAGCTTCTTCTGATGTGCCGCCACACGTTCTAGCCGCTTGCCTTGCTCATCAGTTAGATCAACCGACTCAAGCAACGCAGACACGTTCTCACCTTTAGCTCTTGCGTTAGATATGATGGCACCGGCCTGTGCTGCCAGGCCAATCACCTCACCCATCTGCTCAAGCGTTTCGGTACGCCTCTTGTTTAGCTTCTTAATTACTTCTTTGAGTTCTTGCATCTGTCCCTGCCTTTCAATAGTGCGGCGTTGTTAAACTTAGGAATCTGACGACGCCGCTTGTCGTGGTGCTTCCTTGCTCTGAGGTCATATGCCTCACGAGCCTTTTGGCTTTTCTGTGCTCTGACAGGCAAACCAAGGCGATCAGTTAGACTGAGCACCCGCTTGCTAAAAGCCTGCTTGGTAATCTTGTGCTCGCTTGCGAGCTGAGTCATGGACTTGGTCGATCTGTTAAGCACTACCGCCAGCACAGACTGCTCCAACGTATCGGCCATGTTCTGAACGGCCGGATGGTCTGGCGCTTTAGTTATAAGGTAATGGAATACCTGTGTGGTCAAAGCCACTGACGACGTTGTAACAGTCAGACCCAGCTCACAGAACGCCTCATGGACTAGATCCGCTATGCCATCGATCCGCGTGGATATGTGGGCTGAACCGCATGGGATCCGTTCTAACGCTTGCTGATCTATCATATTAAATTAACCCCCTTAGTGCAGTCGTTAGTGCAGTAATGGAAACGGTCGTCTGCATTAGTGCAATAATAGGCCCTAAAGGGCCTTTATTACTGCACCTACATGCTCCACAATACTGCACTAGTGCAGTAATAGTTATTGCACTAACTCTAGAATGGCTCATTTGTCACCTTTTTGCTGAATAAGCCATCGCTGGCTTCTTCGATTAAACCGTCATCTTTGGCCTGCTTCACGCGGGCCTTCGCTTGCCGTTCCTGTAGCCCGGTGGCCTGTTGTACAAATGTAACAACTTGAGTGTACTTGGCGCCTTCGGGCAGCTTGGCCCAATCGATCGACGTTGCCCTGCGGCCTACTGACTTTTCAGGCGCTCCCACCTCAATCCACGCCATGCCCTTGTCGGCATGCTTTAGATGGACTAGCGGCTGCGTCTTACTGGCAATTAAATCGCTCGCAGTTACGCCAGAACGTAGCCCAGACCGCTTTCCGCGCTTGGTCACCTCTAGCTTGTACGTGTACGTGCCTTGCTCATCCTGGCCACAAGGCGACAGCATTAAAACGGCTCTTGCCCAATTCGTCAGCTCGCTCGATCCAAATCCGCTATACGCCTTGTCGTGCCCTTGGTAACCGCTGCCGTCCCGTGTTGGCTTTGGCGTATGGTGCATAAGCATCCAAGCAAATCCGCCAGATAGCGCCAGTGGGTTAAGCAAATTACGCAAAAAGCCACCGGCCGTCTCTTGGCTGGACAAATCGCCACCAATAAACGCCAGCAACGGATCTACCCAGGCTAGATCGGGTTTATGTTTTTCAGCTAGGCGACGCATCCTATCAACGAACCGCTCACCCGTGGATGTGCAGTCACGCACGATCACAATGTTCTGCTTCACACGTTCCAGCTCCTCTGCGGTCAAATCCAGCGCCTTTAAGATGCCCTGCAACGCTTCCGCCACGTCGCCCTCATCGTTCTCCGCCTGCACGATCAGCGACTTTAGCGGCTTGCCGTGTGGGCTAATGCCAAACAGATCACGCCCGGCCGCCCAGGTGATTGCGGCCTGTAAGCACAGCACGCTCTTACCCAATCCACTGCTTCCCACCCACAAGGCCGAACCGCCACGGCAAATCCAACGCTTGCCTAGCAGTTGCGTTATATCCGCATCCTCCTTGAAATTGACCAACTGCTCCCAGCTATACGGCTCTGGAATATCACCGTAAATCGTGCGCTCCATCCACTCCATGTAGGTCAGCGTAGGTGCGCCACACTCGACTAACTCTTGCTGCAATCCTGTAGCAGTACGCATCGCTCCCGGCAACCGCGACAACCGCCCAGCGTCCTTGTTGGCCGGATCGGGCTTGCTGTGCTCTAGGTGCTTGTAGATAAAATCCACACGTTCAGCGAACTCCTTGGCATTGGCTGCCCTAATCTCCACCCATGCGTGTAGGCTGCGCGATCCGCTCTTAATGATGGACGACGTAGGCAGGCCGCTGCGCTTAATGATGGCCCACTGTTCAGCCATCGTGCTTTCATCGAACTCGATTAGGCAGTGACGGTACTTTACGATCGATTCCGCCTTCCGATTCTTCCCATTGTTGGCGTTGATCGACACATAGACGCCCACTGCGTCGCCTTGCCACTCCTTTAGTCCGTCGGCCTTAAACAGCTCTAGCCATTCCTCACGGCTTCGCGTCTCGCCTGCACCATCTGGCCGCTCCCGGTCGCCGTCCTTAATCGATCGGCAGATGTTGATCTGATCCCCTACGTCAAAACATGTAGTCAGGAACTTATCGACCGGCCCACTCTCCACGCTGATAGGCATAGGCGGCACTGGCAGATCCTCACGAACGATCGCCCCATTCTGATAACCGTACTTAGCCTTGGGCCTCCACGCCTCCCTGGCTGGCTTACTGAATGCGGATCTGACCGCACTAACGGCTTCGTTCTGCGACAGCCCCACCTTGTAAGCCCACTCCTCTGCGTTAGTCGTTGCGTCGAACTCGGTCAGCCCTTGGTCACGCCACTGGCAAGCCAGCTTAAAAAGTTGCGTGTTGCGCTCGCCTTCAGCGGCCCCGTTGCGGTGGATGGCTTCGATTGCGGGTGGTAGTGGTGCGATCATTTTTTAGCGAACGCTTTCAGCGCCTTGACGATTACGTATTCGATAACTGCTTCTGGATCTTTCTTTAACTGCCTTATTCCAAAAGCGTGTAGGGCTTGGGCCGTCTTTTCGTCGTAGGTTACGTCGACTAGAACCTGCTTTGGTGCAGGGCGTGCTTTGCCAAAAGTAATTTTGCCTAAATCCTTCATTTGCGTTTTCTCCTTTTTTTGCGTGGCTTCACTTCCTTCCAAATTTCAAAGTCCTTGTCGCAATCGACGGACAACAACATAAGCCGCTGATACAGCCACCCGCCCCAGCTCCACCGGGCGATGGTCTGGCTGGCTATGTCTCCTAAGTAATAAAACAGGATTGAAAGCAGTTTCATTTTTTGGCCTCCATCGCTTTGGCCTTATAGCCCTCGGCTTGCTTTAGCATTTCCGTGGCCATTAGAACGGCCAGATCTAGCCGGGTGCGTACTGCATCGTACTGCTTCTTCAGCAAATTCTTCTTCGCACGTTCGAGCACGGCGAGATGCCAGGTTAAACGCTTAACGCTCATAAATTTTCGTACTTCTCCATAAAAGGGATGTCGTAAGCGCAATGATTTCTAAATTCAGGAATTTGCATCATAGTTTTATGCAAACTCTGCGCATCGACTTTGTCCCTAATAACTGTGTGATGAAAAGCAACCATCCAGAAAAGACCTGCACCCATTGCCTTAATCCTTTCGGTTTCACTCGAACATACAGTCATGGCAAATCCATGCTCATGCTCAAAACTATCCAAAGATCCGTCGCCAGGTGTAAACACGCAGGAATGATTTGTGCCGTGCACATAAGCCAAAGACACGCTCACCACTGCCCCATTCCCCAACGGTGGCGATTGGCGCGGGCCTCTCGCACGCAGTCGGCATACTGCTCTGGCGTGTAAGTGCAAATCACGCGGGCGGAGAACATGAGAAGGACTTGTGCGAGGGTCATTTTATTTCTACGCACTCCCTTGCGGAATTATAGTCATCACCGCGTTCACCATTTACGTCAATAAACTGACCACAATTTGAAAAGACAATAGAACAGATCTCGCGCCACTCACCCAGCCGTTGAACGACTACCGGTGCGTCGGGATTTTCCAGTAGAATTTTCGCTACTTGATGCGATTTCACAGCACCGCCTTCGGCAGCGGCCCTGCTAGTTTGTAGACGTACTTGTTGCGATCGTATTCCAGCGGATAGCCAAAGAAGTCACGCAACAGATCGATGTCCCGCTGGATGGTCTTGTAGCTACATTCGAGCTTAACGCCCAACCTAGCACAGCTAGGCAGCGTCAGATCCCGGCGCAACATTCCGGCGATCACGCCAAGGCGGCGAAACGTCGGCCGTGTATCGCCAAGGCCAGCAGCCCGATTGCGTTTTGATGCGAGCCTAGCGGCTGTAGTGCTCACTTCATCACCTCCACCATCGCAACTTTTGGCAACCGCATCGCGTTAAACTGCTTTTCACTGGCTGCAAACACGTCCACGACTGGCAGCTTTCCACCGCTCGCCTTCTTGCTCTTAACAGCAGTGCCTGTATCCACGGCCACCCACTCCCGCTTTCCGCCCATCACGCGGATCTTGCTCCACAGCGGAATGATGTCTGGATCGACGGCGCAGTGACGGCCGGCACGCAACCTGGTGCCAGTGCTCGACTGATAGCGGCTGCTCCACTCATCTTCTCCCGGCCAGTAGCCAGTGATGCGAACTTTGATTTTTTTGACGTCAATCTTTTTGGCGATCGGGCGCAAATCGATTAGTGCGTTCCCTAGCTTGCCAGTGCTTAGGCCGAACAGCGCTAGAATTGAAAGCAGTGTCCTCATAGCCCTGCCCTTATCCGATCGATCAAATCGTTCTCGCGCCCTTCAGCAGCGGCCAGCGCAGCCTTCGCCTCCGCCAGCTCACGGGCCAACGAGCGCACGCGGTTAAGCAACTGCTCGTGGGTGGATTGTTCGGGTAGGATCTCGATCACAACTTCACCTCCCGCGGGTCATACTTTTTCAGCCAGCGCCACACTTTGCAGATGGACGTGAACGCCTCAAACGCCTGGGCAACTTGCTCGGCGGTGTAGCGGATGTCCTGCAACTGGCCGGTGACTGGATCGATCAGCACGTTCCGGCATGCCATGCCCTCGTCCGTGAAAGCGTATGCGTAGGCACTGAGCTGAAGCAGATCGGTTTCGTAGCCCGATGCTTTTGAGACGCCCTTTGCGTCTTTCTTAAATTTCCTAGTCTTAAAATCGATAACCTCCATCTCGCCGTGGATCTGGGCGATCAAATCCACCCTTCCTGCGTAACCTTCAGCCTCGTTGACTAGGACGGACTCGCTGGCGTGCACTTTAGTGACGCAGCACTCCCGCCATTCCTTTAGGCCCGCATAGTGCTCCTCGTAGCCTTTGACCAGTTCACCCGGCTCTTGCCGATTGATTATCATTTCAGCCAGGGAATGAATGTGAGTCCCGCGAAGAGCTGCCGCCTCCACTTCTTTTCTGCTGTCTAGTACGACTCGTTTGGCAAAATCGGCCAGCGATTCACCATCGTTACGCGGGAGCGAAAGAGCCGCAGCAATCGCCTGCTCCTCTTTCCAATTCATCAGCCCCTGCTTGCTGGGGCCAGCCGCTCCGAGAATGGTCGTGACGGACGGATACGCCCCTACCTTTCGGGCGGATCGCAAGTCACCGTGGCACGACTCACCCGACGCCAGGTAATAGTGCGACGACTCCGTCTTTGCCGTGGCAATAAGCGCAGCCATTACTGCCAGTCCTTCAGCAATCGCATGGTCATAAGGGCCAGCACGACTGCTGTGGTTGGAAACACGATTTGAACTACTAAAGTTAGGATTTCCATATTGGTTTTCTTTCTGGCCGAGGTGGGATAGAACCACCTTGGCCAATTTGGTTAGAACGGTACGGGTGTTCCGTCGGCATCCAGCTCGACTACTGCTGGTTTAGGAGCGCCAGGACGATTGCACTTCCTGACAAAATCCTTATCGACTTTCACTTTGTTTGTACCCGCGGGCAGGACGGCCTGCACATTCGCGTAGGTTGATCCATCACGCTCCGCATGTGTCACGAGAATCTGGCACGGCTTACCGATAAGCGTTTCCAGATCCAGATTCTGCGGTGGTGCCTTTTTGGCGTAGGATTTCAGATCTTTGAACAGAGCTGCTTTTTCATGCAGGCTCAGTCCGTAACGCCGGCCGATGGTAAACGGCCGCCCGTCCTCCATCTTCTCAGCGATCTGCCAGACAAGGCGGATCTGATGCTTCTTTCCATACTGCGTTTCCACCACGCCGAGATCCTCAACGTCGCAGAACACTGCGTCGTGATTCCCTTCTGGGGCTGGCGTATATGTGCCCCCTCTGCTTGCTACTATTGGCATATTCTTATTTTGCTTTCTTGGTTTGGGTTTCTTGGATTTGCTACGACTACTCGTCGTCGCAAAAATCGTTGTTTCGGTGCGGTTGGTTTAAGTCTTGGAACTCGCGGTCGGCCAAGTGCCACGCGATCTCATGCTTCCGGGCCAAGTCCTTGGCTTGTGCTAGGTCGCCACGATTCACGGCCTTCACAACCCGCTCGGCTGAGTTGCGGCAGGCCATGACTTCAATGTTTTCGATCAGACGGAATTTAGTTAGGTCGGTCATAATCAGCCCCGGCGGTTGTTGCCGTAGTAATCGGTGAAACGCTGACTCTCATATTCAGAATCAGCCCTTTCCCGCTCATAGACGTCGTACTCGTAGTCCGGCTTGTCGTTGTTGATAGGGGTGTCGTTGGTTGGTTCGCTCATTTTGTTTTCTCCTTCATCGAAAGGCGGAATGATTTGGCAGTCATCGCCACTGCTTCGGCCGTCAGGCACTTGGTTGTAAAACGCCAGATGCGCCAGCCCAGGTCGGCTGCTGCCCGATATTTTTCGCAATCCTTTACCATCCCCATCCCTCGCCCGTGACGGCCGCCAAACGGTAGGAACGCCCCACCGTCCAGCTCGATCGCACAGCGGGCGGATTTGCAGGCGAAGTCGAAACGCCATTTGCGGGTCGGGTGAAACGTGTGCTCGGCCACAAGCTCTGGGCCGCCAGCCACAGTCCAAAGCACGATAAACTTTTTTGCCAGTGCGCTCATTTAGTTCACCAACTGCTTGGCCATAAGTGCGGCAACAAGTGCGTTTAATTTCACCACGTCGCTTTCAAGACGTTTCATTCGTAACTGCAAATCAATCATCGCCGTTGCGTTAGACCACTCAGCCATGCCCACGGACTTGGACGAATTTAGGTGCTGCATTACGCCCTCTGCTTCCAGATCGCGAACAGTAGCCGCAGGCGGATAGAACGCCCCGGCCACGCCGCCTTGGCTTTCAGGTGCGGGGGCACCGTTGTCCTTGGCGTAAATCATCGGTAATCTCCAAAAAATCGACGCACCTGATCGACTACCCACCCAAACACGAGCACGGCCACAGTTAGACCGGCGATTCCAGAGCCTACGAACAAAGCCCAGCCGGTGATCAGCATGGATACCTGGGCAAGATCCCGCATTACTTCCCACGAAATCATTTGCTGGCCTCGTGCTGGGCGTGCCACATACGGCACACCGCGGGGTTAGGGTGATATACGAACGCTTCGGGGGTCAAATCGTACCCGCCGCGAGAATTTAAATTAAGTTGCTGGTAGTGAGCCTTTTTTGGCTCAGTAATTACCGCCGTGTTACCGTTTCGGCGTAAGTCGTTATAGTGATAAGCATCGGACGGGGTGGGATTTGAACCCACGGTCTTATTTCCTCCTTCGATATGATTGATTATGCTTTGTTGTTTCACTGGATAAATTTGCGTTAAACTGAGTAAATGTTACCGTTATAACCATGGCTTACTCTTACATTAAAAAAGGAAGTCCATGGTTCTTTATTCGTTTTAAAGATCCGTCCGGCAAGTGGCGCACTAAAAGCACCCGCTACCGAATCGATAATACCCTTCACCGCGCAAAGGCAACGGCCGAGGCCGCTAGACTTGGCGTTAATGAGAAGCGCAAAGATTGCGGCAGCGATTGGGTTGATGATTTGATTGAAAATCACCCCGTTTGCCCTCTGACAAAAGTTTATTACAAAAATTCGTGGCGTCATCTGGCGAGATTCATTAGTGAGAAAAAGATTAGTCTGCAAGCGTTTTCTGCAAATGATTGTGAGATTTATTTGCGATGGCGCCAAAGCCTTCCCCGCACGTCCGGCGGCAAGGCGGGCAGGAACCAAGCCTGCCAAGATCTGAAGATTCTTAAATGGATTCACCGCCAAGGCCGACTGCTGGGAAAAATGGATTCCGTCGCTCTTCTGGATTACCGAATTAAGAGAGGGCCGATCTCCCGCGTTAAACCCGTTTTTTCGGATAATGAGATTAAAATCACCCGGAAGGCTCTGGCTGTGGAAGGTGTGCCAGAATGGATGCGAGTCAGCTTCGAGATCGCTCTGGCTACGGGGTGCAGATTGCGTGAGACGCAGATTCCCTTGGAATGCGTCGACCTCAAGAATCGCATTCTTACGTTCCCCTGCCCCAAGGGTGGCACGGGTAAATCGTTCAGCATTCCCATCCCGGCCGCCATTGAACCGATGCTGGCCAGAATGAAGGCCGAGGGACGCGAGGTCACTTGCATCGTGCCCCGCACGCGAGCCTCGCTTTGCTGGCGTCGGCTCTTGGATATTTGCGGGCTTAAACGTCACTGTTTTCATTCCCTTCGGGTAACCCGAGTGACGAGACTGCGGCTTTCAGGCTGTTCGCAATCTGTCGCCATGAGGTTGGTAAATCACTCTTCGACTTTAGTGCACGAGCTTTACCAACGGCACTGCGTAGACGATCTTCGCGATGCAGTGAACTTAGGCCAGTCGTCCGTATCAGCCGCCACTGATCAAAGTCAGACGGGATTACCTTACCCGCGATCAGCGGGAATCCAGGCAACGCCTGCATTTGCTTGATTCGGGTGTAGCCCAAGCCGTAAGCGGCACCTAATTGGCGAAGGGAAAGTGCTCGGTTCTCCTGACGGAGTTTTATAGCAGTATCGTTGAGGCGCCCTAAGCTCATGAGTATTTAGCTTTGCTCTCCCGATGCTTTTGCAAGCAGTTGAGTAATGAGCTGGGAAAGCGAAATACGACGGACAGCAGCAAGTTTTTGTGATGCCCTTTTTAACGCAACGGGCAGAACTATGTTAGTCTTTTCCGCTTTAAACCCGCTGAGTGGAGGACGAGGCATACGCCTTTGCTACGCACACACGGCGTATTAGCAACACATTTCTTTTTGGCATTAACTTTTTCTTTTTAAACTTGAATGCGTATTTATTACGCATACAATCCTCCTTATGAAAAAGGCGAAAACGAACCTTACAATCGACCCAAAAGTAAAGCGCAACGGTGAGCGTCTTGCCAAAAAAAGTGGATTATCCCTTTCGGCATATATCACCACCCTGCTCGTTAAAGAGCTGGCTAAAGAAAATAGACGTTAGTTTTTGGGCGATTTGCCTGTGGTCAGCCTATAAAAAGGCGTTAGGCGGGAATAGCTACGACGCGGGCCATACTTGTTTTTATTAGCTGTATCTACCATGACTGAAAACT